CAGAACCATCAAATATTTTTATAGAACAATTAGCTGCTCCTGCATTGATTGTAACACCTTTAAGCATACAAATACCACCAACAACAGTTGCTCCACCTGTAAGAGTTCTTAAAGTAGAACTAGCTTCAGTATAAAATTGTTTTACTGGCGTCGCCATTCCATTATATGACATATGTTTTTATCTCCTAAAAAGATGCTCCCGAAGGAGCATCTTTAATTATTTATTAACCGACGTTAACGTTTTGAATATAAGTAACCGTTAACCAACCAACACCTGTTCCGGTATTTCCATTAGTTAAAAGTAATCTTCTATCCGTAGAACCAACATCTGCCCATGCATCAACTCTTGCTTTACTAGCTCCAGCTGTAATATCGATGACACCTAAAGTACCACCCGCTACACCAGTAGCTGAAGTAAATGCAGTTGCGTCACCAACATAGCCTAAACCTGCTGTCGATACAGATCCATTCCATACAACACTTACATATAATTGTGCAGAAACCAATTGGCTGTTTGCAGGGATAATTATATTTGTTGTGTCCGTACCAGCTGTTTGATCAACAGCTTCAGTTTGTGACATCAACACATATCCTGTGTTTTTCATATCCGTTCCAACAGTAGTACCAGTAGTATTTTTAATACCACCAGCTAAAATTGGACCCGAAAAAGTTGTGTTTGCCATAATATTCCTCCTAGAATATCTGAATACTGTCCTCTAGGGATGTCGACTATACGCGTCAGTACTCATTGTTTGTTTAATTAATTGTATAGTAAGTTAGATATACTCTAATTTTTAATAGAGTGCAAGGTATCCCAGGGTATTTTGTGTGATTTTGTAAAAGCCTTAAGTTGCTATTGATACTGATGGTGCAGCATTAGTTATTGCGTTTTCCCTATTAGCAATTTTAGACTCTTCTGCCTTAATTGCTGCAATAACTTCTTGCACCTTTTTATCAATCTGGACCATATTGAGAGTATATTTACCATTTTCATTATACTCCTGTTGCCAGTTCAACTCCAAGGACCTTTTTTGTTTGTATAGGTCTGTTACCATAGTCTTGGACCTCCTCATAGGTAATATAGTTAGTGCCTCCAAAAAATTCTCCAGCACTGTCCCACTTTACAACATTTTGTCCCAGTTTGTCAATAATAGCTTTTTCAAGGTCTTCGGGAGTGTCGTTCGATTCTACCTTAAAATCGGCATAATAACCGTAAGCTCTTATCTGTATTCTAAATGTTTTCATTATTACCTTTTGATTTTTTACCATAACACAAAAAAAAGGGGCGGTCAAGCCGCCCCTTAATATTAGTTTAAAGACTTAATTAGTTATTAAGCACCTTGGTTTCCGTAGATACCTCTCCAGTCAGACCAGCCGAAGCTGTATCTTTCTCTAGCTTTGTATCTAACGTTTCCAGTATCGAAGTCGCCTTCCATAGCTGTTTTTAATGGTGCTCTAACGAAGTGCTTCATTCCATTTGGTACATCAGTTTTGATAAACCAAGCGTCAGTATCAGATAAGTAGTGATTAACTACAAATCCCTGAGGAACCATACCCATGCTTTTAACAGCATTGATATCGTTATCCGCAGTACCAACTCTACCTTGAGACTTCATAATTCTCTCAGCAGTAAACTGAAGCTCTTTAGGGATGATCATTTTCATTCCTTGAGCTGCAATTTTAAGACCTCTTTCATCTTGGAAAGAAGCGATGTCAATCAACGCTTGCTCTAAAGATGTTTCAGATAAGTCTGCTGCAGTAGTAGGGATGTTAGTTTGGTTACCATTAAGTGTAGGGTGAGCGTTACCACATAATGATTCGCCGTCTCCGCCATTGTAGCCGGAAGCTTGGAACGCATTATTAAGTACGTTTGCACCTTTAACTTGTTTTGATGTCGCCATTGAACGTGCTAAAGCCTTTGTGTATCTAGAAGAGATTCTGTCGTAGAGGTTATCTTCGATAGCTTCTTCTGTCAACGCGAATGCTAATGCTACTGTGTCGTGAGTGTATCTAGCAGTGTATGTTTCCTGTGCATCGTCGTATTGAACGCCGCTACCTTCAGGTTTAACATCTGCAGTCCCAAAACCAGATAACATTACTTCTTCTTCAAAAGCTCTGTCAGAAGATTCGTTGTCGAAAATCTGACTTGCTTCGTTTTCATAACGTTTATATTCCAGGCCGAATAGTGCATTCAGACCGGGTTCTAGTTCTTTAACTAGCTGTGCTCGTGATATTGCCATGTCGTTATGCTCCTATTAGACTCCAACAACAAGTTGAGAATATTTACAGTTTTGCATAACTATAATATTCGCAAATGCTGATGCGAAGTCTGAGTTATCAGGATCTTCAGCTGAACGTAAGATTCTCCAGTTTTTAGCTGATGCTGCAATGTTTCCATAATCAGCATTGATGTTCGATCTTCCTCCAGTACTTTCACCGGAAGCAGATGTAGGGATCACTAATCCTGCAAGAACCGCTTTTCCAGCAATAGTCGTTGGACTAATAGCTGTGCTAAGTGCGATCTGATATTCCTGGAATGGGTTGTCGTTAACGAAAGCAGTTATGTTTTCGCTATTTGCTGGTGCTGTTGCAGCTGGGTAGTAGTTGCTCCAAGTTGGTTTCTCAGTAGTTGCTGCATTGTAGAAGCAACCATTGAAAACTCCAAGAAGATCACCTGTAGTACCTGCTGCCGCAGTGTTAAGAAAACCACCAGTACCTGCTGTCGTAGAAACGATTAGCAAAACTGGCTCACCATTGTAAATAGCAGCCGCATGACCGGTTTCGATTGTGTACTTTGACTGACCTGAAGTAGCTGGAGTATTTCCAAGCGTATTTACAGGTTTTAAGCCATAGCCCACAGTTTGTCTATTTGCCATAGTTGTTTACCTATTCCATAGTTGTTCACATTTTTACATGTAAACGGGTTAATTTAAATTCGGAAAGTTTGAAAAGAATTATTCTTTTTTGCCACCACCGAAACTATACGTAGTACGCCTTTGATTACTCATTGGCATACTTGGATGCTGGTCCTTCAGAGGCTCGTTTTCAACAGCTTCCTGTTTGTCTTTCGTGAGCTTACTAAAGTGAGCGTCACGTTGACGTGCGAGTTCTTCTGGTATTCTAGCCAACACTAGACCACCTACTCCGATGTAACCTTTGTACCGACCGGACTCTATTGCGGGATAGTTCAGATCAGGATAGGCATCAGCTCTTACGAGTTCCCAACCCTGCCTTAACTTGGACGTGATATTTTTAGTATCATCTTGTCCCATCGTTTCATAACGAATCCAACGCTGTCTAAAGCCGTCTGGACACTTAGGTGCATCTAAGTGAGATGAGTTCACCCAAACTTTTGGTCTTTCAGATTCAGACCTAGTTTGTTGAGCACGAGGAGTTTTAGTTTGTTTTTCCATATGCTTATACCTCCTTCATGGATAATTGTTTCGCATAATCTTCGAGTGGCACGTTTAGCTTTTTAGCTATTGCTACCTGTGAAGACGTGAGCTTCACGGTTTTGCGACCAGGTTTTATACTTCTAGCAGCTGATGAAGTCGCTGAAGCAACCGTCTGAACGGTTTTGGTCGAGTTATAATCACTCTTATCAAATTTATGAGGAAAGTCAACTCTTATTCGCTTGTCAATTTCCTTATAATATTCGTCAGATTTAGGATCAAAACCTTCTTTTTCCACGAGATCTTTATGAATCTCAAAAGCAGTGAATGTCATAGCTCGATCTTGACCGAACCAATTATTCTTTTCTGCCCAAGTTTCAGCTTTTGGATCAGGTGTTCCCCGAGCCGCATGTTCTCTTGGAAGGGTTGAAGGTGTTTCCCTATGTCTAAGATAATCCTGCTCCTCAGGAGTCTTAGGTTTAGTGTCTGCTCTATACTGTTCAGCGGCAGATAATCTAGCTTCTTCTATAGATAAAGCAGCGATTTTCTTATTTGCTAAAACTTGTTTAGCAGCATCGCCTGATTCTATAGCTTGACCTAATTCTTCTTGTGCTGATTTAAGTTGTTGAGAGACTTTATCAGAGAAAGCTTTATCATACTTTTCTTCAGTAGTTCTAAACTTATCGGACATAATCTCGATTTCACGTTTAGCACCCTGTGCATAATCAAGCGCAGCTTTTTCCCTACGCTCAGCTTCTCTCATTTTTCTAGTTAGTTTAGCAATACGTTTATTAACGCCTTCACTATACTCTTCTAGTTTTTGTTCTTCTTGTGGCTCTTGTTCCGTTTTTACTGGTTCTGCTGGTTCTGCTGGTACTTCAGTAACTATTGCTGGTTCTTGTTCCGGTTCCGTTTTAACTTCAGGTGCGGGAGTTTCGTCTTTTTTTACCGTATCATCTGGTAAATCAACTTCGGCTCCTGGTCCTGTTGTATCAAGTGGAACTAACTTTTCTTCTTTTTTGTCTGATTGTTGTTCTTGATCAGGCATAGTTTCCTCCTATGTAGAAATTAGAACTCATGGATTATATCCTCTGGGTTCTTAATTGTTGCGATGATTTCATCATCGTTTAACAGTCTTACTTCTCCACCCTCTATTTTAAACCGAGATCCTGCATACCGAGCAAATATTACCCAGTCTCCCTTTTTGCACCACGGACCATCGGGATATCTTTCTTTATCCCTATAACAATCGGGACCCATCTCTAGTACGTTTCCACATACTGTAGCGAGTTGTTGTCTATCGACTTGTTCATCGGAATATAGAATTCCTCCTTTAGTTTTTTTCTTCCCTTGAAAAGGAAGAACTAAAATTCTCCAACCAGTTGGTTTAGGCAACTTAGATGATTCTTCTTTGTATTTATCTGTTAATGCTGATTTAATTTTTGGTATGTCTGTCGTTGATATCGATGACGTTTCCTGTGTGTTTTTCATATTGCTCCTTTTTTTCAAGCAGGTTGGAAATTTCCTGTAAAATTGCTTCGTAAGCGTTTATTTGTCCTAACATATACTTATAAGCTTCGAAATTGTCAACCCCTGCCCCTGAAGTTAGTGCAAGTGTTATTGCTCCTAAAGTATTTTTAATCTGTCTTTTTAATTTTAATATTTCTTCCATTAACCTTTTTTATTCATGGATCTAAAAGTCTTGGCTAAATTATATCTTTTAGAACCTGGCGGGCATGTTTTACTCCCGAATTTTTTTCCTGTGCATGGTTTATCTTTTCTCATACCTTTAGTAGCATCTTGAATCCAATGATCTTTGCCGCCACCATGTTTAGCGCCAACTCTACCACCTTCTTTATAAACAGATAAATGAGGTGATTGAGAACTTAAAGGTTTTGGTTTACCTTTGAGTCTTGGATTATGTGATGTTGAATCATAATGTGCCATTATACACCTACTTTTTTCATAGCTTTATTATGTGCTTTTTTAAAACTATCTCCTTTTTTCATATTTGCTTTCATATGAGACATATGTTTATCTGAATGATGCTTAGCATGTTTTTTCATTTGCTCATTTCCACCAGTGCTAAAATTCGTTCTAATTGGAATTCCACCACTAGGATATAAATCTTTATTAGATGAAAAATATTTTTTCATTCCAGCATCAGGAAATGCTTTTTTATCCTGATAACTCATTAGGATTTATCCATAGTAGACACCGCAGAATAAGCTCTTTTACCCATAGCTTTTTCCATACCTTTAGACTCATCTCTTCGAGCCTTAAAGGTTTGAGATTTTTTACCATCTCTTGCGCCTAATGATTCATCCAGTCTGTCGTTGTAACCTTGAGATTTTCCGCCAGTAGATTTTTTAGCTCTACTTGCATATGGAAATCTAACATTACTTCTTACGCCGTTCTGTCTCATTGTTTCCTCCGTTAATTAACTTGTCCAACCACCCTTAGGTCTACCACTTCCTTTTGATGGGCCTAAACGTCTTTGACGTTTTGATATTTTCATTTCAGAACCCTTAATAGTTTTACTTGTTCCGGGTTTTCCATCGTCGACTTCTTTGCCAGTTTTTTTATCAACATATTGATGCATATCAATATGCGGATTAGGTTTTGATACCCACTTACCATGTTTAAACCCAATACGACCACCTTTTTTGTAGCCTTTTTTTATTTCGCCAACTACTCTTTTTTCTTCAGCTTTGACGTTTTTAGTTTGAGGTTCAGATTTGATACGACCTTCTTCTTCAAGTAGGTTCATTCTTCCTGTGTTTGCCATTTTAGCTCCTTATTTTTTACCGTTTCTAAATATCTGTGTTCCCTTTATACCAAAAATACTCGCACATACAAGGATCCATAAATTTGTAAACCAGCTCGGCAGTGCCTGGAAATGTTCGAAGAAAGTCTTAATTTTCTCCATAGCGGCCGGATCGTTTGACCAGACCCCATATGCGAGCACCAAAATGGGCAACGTTAAAATCGCTAAAACGACCTCGTCCTTGTAGTCGTTTTGACGGGCTTCTAAAAGTTTGCCCTGGTAAGCTTCCTCGCCTCGGGCCATCTTAGATGCGTGCATGTGTTGTGCATCCGCCATCGCCATTTTTGTCTCTTGACGTTTTTTATAAATATGTGATCCCGCTTGTAACGCGATCTTAGCTAAACTAAACCAAGCCATAAGTTAATACCACTTAACTTTTGACTTTTTATCAGCAAGCATTCTTCTTTGACCACCAACTTTGTTTACTGTTGGGATCTCTTCAGGGATTTTAATCTCAACACCGCCTTTAAGATATCCATCTTTATTGACGAATTGTTTTTGATTAACTCCTTTGTAGAATGGTTCTTTACCGTTCTTTGTCATTTATCCTCCTAAGATTTTGGACCTTTTAAAGTTCTAACATCTTTAGCTTTCATTCTAGCAATGACACGTTTATTTTCATCGGCCATTTCTTGTTTTGTTAAAGATGTATCAGCTCGTAGTATAGCTAATTCTTCGTTTTGATCAAGCTTCTCATCCTCAATACCTTCTCTAGATAGTATTTTAGCTTGTTCTACTGCTTTTCTTTGCTCCATTTCCTCTTGTTTTCTGACCGTATCCATAGCTTTTAAATCAACTTCTCTTGATTTAAGTTTAAGTAATGGATCATGATCAAATTGAGAAGTAATTTTCTTCTCTTCCTTCATGAAGTCTTCTGTAATTTCAGCAATCAATATAGCTTTTCTTGCTTCAATTTTTTGAGTAATATCTTGTATCTGAGGTGCAAGCTGTTGTTGCATTTCAGGGCTTTGTTGAGACATCTGTTGTAATTGAGTTAACATCTGCATTTCTTGTGGAAACTCCATTTGAGTATGTTCTTGAGCCATTAATGAAATATGCTCTAAAATATTTTTTTCTACTGCAGCCATGATGACAGGATTATTCCTTACCATATTTAAAGCCATAAAATGTAAGTGCGCGGTAACATGCGCTCTATGATCTTGGCCTGAATATGCTTGAAAAGGTTTCTGTGCTAAAGCATCAATATGCTCTAACGCAGGATCTTTTGGCATAGGCGGAGCAGGAGGTGGTAATATTGCATCAATATTCTTCACTCCTAAAGCCGTGTACATTTGTCTATAACATTCATATAAGTTGTGCATTTTTGGGTTTGACATAGCTAACTGTAATTCAGTTTGAGCTACACTTATACGCTGTGTTTGTGAAAATATATCTGGGTCCGCTACAGGAAGAATGTCTATCCTATCATCAAAATCGGCTGATTTGATTGTTCTTTGTGCACCAACAACATCATAAGGATATTCTGGTGGCAAAGAAGTAGCAAATATTTTTGCTAGTAATTGAAACTCTTCTTTAAGAGATGAAAACAATCTTTTATGTATTGCACTCATAACTCTAGAGCCTCTTTCCAATAAAGCTACAGTTGTTCCAACTGCAGCAGATTGGTTTCCATCACCAACTTGCGAATCAGCAATGGATGCAAATCTTTGTCCTGCCGCTACTACTGTTCCTAGTAATTGCATAAGAACTGGAGAAGGTTCTTTATACGGCAAGTTCATAAATGAATCTTTTAAACTTCCACCAGGAGCATCAACGTCTCTCCATTCTCCCGGTTGTAAAGGAGAAGCATCATCTCTAATTCTGATACCTCTCATTTTAAATCCAGCTGGTAAATTAGATAGTGTACCAGCATCTAATAATTGGCGGAGAGCAACCGTTGCGGTTCTGCTCAATCCGCCAATCATGTGTATTAATCCGAAACCATAAAACCCTAGTCCAGGCAGAAATTTGAAATGGACGAAATATTGGGTTTTCTTTTTAGTCGGATCGTTGGGCGCATAGTTCCTTCTTACAGAAAGAACTGTACGGCTACCTGCATCGATGGTTACGATATAGGGTAGTTTGATACCTGTTGGTTCTTGAGTTTGTGGATTAACGTCTTCAAAACCCTCCAGGTCCAAATTTGTATGACACTCTAAAAGAGTGTAAATATCTTCAGGTTTAGTTTTCTTTTGCCCATCTAATTCTTTTTCTTTTTGTCTTAATGGGTCTTCAAACATTTGTGGTGTTCCTAATTCTACATCTCTATAAAAACCTGCGTATTGTTGTTTTTTAATTTCATTACCAGACATTTTTAAAACGTGAATAACACATTCTGCATCTTCAATATTAGTTGCACTATATGGAACTAATAAATCATCTGCTTGTACAAATTGAGAAACCGGTTGTTGTTTAACAGCATCAAAGAAAACTTTTTTAAATGTAGAACCTGCTAATGGTAAATAGAATAACATTCTATCAAAATCTTCATCATATCCATCCATTTGATTCATCAACATGTAGTTCATATAATTTTTAACTCTTTGAGACTGTTGATCTTTCTGTGGAGTAGGCATCCCCATAATTTGTGTTCTTACAGGTCCTTGTGCCGGTAATAATTCTTTATACGCTTGTGCTTGGAATTGTGTAACTGCTTCTGCTAATACTGGGTGAGTTGCACCTGAAGCCCCTTGAAAGGGTTGTGTTCTCTGTTGGTACTTAAATCCAAGTAAGTCAAGCCCTTCAATATAAGTATTCTCCCAATCTTTTCTGGACATTTTATAGTCCATTTGTTTTTCATATAAATCCGATGCTAAAGGTCCTAAAACATTTTCAGGAAGCATTTCGGCTAGGTTTGCAAAATGATCATCAGGATTTCCTGGCATCAATTGTGTAGGGTCAAAGTTAACTTCAACTCCACCATCTGCTAATTCTGTAATTGCTGGTCCACCTTCTGGTGAAGGAGCTTGTCCTTCTACTTCAACGTTTACGTCAGACGCAACATCATCCTTGTCTAGGTCTACACCTGGTATACCTGGTAATGCCTTTTCCATAGGCGAAAATTTTCTATCTTCCGGAGTATCTGCC